TATGCTCAAAGGCTCAATAGAAGCCTACAAGAAGCATTGGAACAAGATTGATGTAACACCTTACGCAATCAACAAATGGTTTGGTAAGTTTGAAGCTTTAGGTCAAGATGAGATACGCAAGAAAAGAATGGCAGAGAATCCTGAATTAATATGCGTAGAACAAGGGCATAAGTTCATAGACCACGACTTCTTTTTGTATTGTATTGTGTGCAAATTAGAGCAAAAAAAGTAGTCGAACATTTGTTCTAATTAAAAATCTATAAACAAAGTTCTGAGCTAATTTTTACTGAAAAATTAACATTTTTTTAAAAAAAATAAAAAAAATTTATAAAAGCCTATAAACATTGGGTTTTTTATTGCTCTTTGAGGCTACAAAAGTGGCATTTATATATAATCTATGATTATAATGTTCTTATGAATGAAACAAAGACATACACTTACTTGGCAGAGACTCTAGGTCTTGATGTTAAAATTGTTGAAGGTATCTCACAAGCAGGTAACACTCACATTGGAACTGAAGAAAAAACAGTTGGACAATATCTAGGACTTATAGCCACAGGTCAAGTTAATGGTAAAGAAGTAGAAGTTAATGTAACTTTGGAAGTAATTTTTGGTGGAAAGAATGAGCCAAAGATTGACAATGCTTTTTATGTTCTTACAAATAACCCAACAGTTGAAATACCTTTGGGTAAAGGTACATACAAACTTACAGACTTACATTGGTTAATTTAAAAAGGAGAAAAAAATGACACAAAGAGAAATAGATAAAATAGTAAAAGGTTTTGACCCTGATACATCACACGAGATGAAATGGTGTTTTGAATTACTTGAATCCTGTGGAATAGACTTTTCTAAAGACGGAGAAAAAGTTTTAAAGGCTACTAAAAAATTAAAGTATGTAGCTTAATTTATAAAAAACAATCTTGCAGGTCGGTTTCTTTTGAGACCGACTTTGCTATTATGGGTGGATAATGCCAAAGCAAACTTTAGCTCATAATGAACAATTAGTAGAAGCACTTTGTGATTCTATTGCGTCAGGAATGTATGTTAATCTTGCGTGTCAATCTGTTGGAATAAGCACATCAGCTTTATCTGAATGGAAAATTAAAGGACAAAAAGGAATACACCCTTACGATAAAGTTTGGCAAAGAATACAGATAGCAGAAGCAAAAGCTATTGAACGAAGAATTAAAAGAATTGAAGAAGCAGGAGAGAATGGCTCTTGGCAGGCAGACGCTTGGTACTTAGAGAGAAGATACCCACATTTGTTTGGTAAGAGAGATACAGTTGCCATTGAAAACCAAGACAATCCAAAAGTAAGATTGCGTTGGGCAGACGGTAACCTACTTGAAGGACAAGATGAATATATTGAAGGCGAAGTCATAGAGCCAAAAAGATTGGAAGATAACAATGAATGAAGAAGAAATAAATAATAAGTTTGCTGACATCATAGAATCTCTTGATATGAGAGAGATTGAAGAAGAAATATTAGATGAAATAGTTATCGACATCAATGAACTTCCTGCCATTGTCTTTATGCCAATACTTACAGACTTTGGACTTGTTTATAATTCTTTTAATATGCCAACAAAACACATCGAGAGTTTTTTAGCTTGGCTTAATTCCCAACAGGAGTAAATATGCAATCATCATTGGACGCAAATGTCAGCTCAGGCTTAGACATCGAGCTTCCACCTTTACACTCTGCACAAATGGAAGTAGTAAACAATATGAAAAGGTTTACTGTTCTTAGTGCAGGAAGGCGTTGGGGTAAGACCAAACTTGGTGTTTGGCTTTGCCTTAAATACGCTTGGGAAGGCAAAAGAGCTTGGTGGATTGCACCTTCTTACTCTATGACTAATGAAGCGTGGGCAGACTTAAGAAGCATTGGCATTGAATACGGAGTAAAAGTAAAAGAAGCTGAGAGAACTATTATTACAACTACAGGTGGCTCAGTTCAAGTAAGGTCAGCAGATGACCCTATGAAGTTAAGGGGTGCAGGTTTAGACTTTGTTGTTTTAGACGAGTGTGCCTTTATGAAACCACAAACTTGGGCAGAAGTAATTAGACCTGCATTAACAGAGAAAAAAGGTAGTGCATTATTTATCAGCACACCAAAAGGCTATAATTTTTTTGAAAAGCTCTACTCAGAAGCAAATTTATTAGATGATTGGGTAAGATTTACATACCCAACACATACAAATCCAATCATTGACCCTATAGAATTAGAATCAGCAAAACAAGAAATAGGTAGTTTTTTGTTTGCTCAAGAATACGAAGCTCAATTTATCGAAGCCACAGGTGGCTTGTTTAAAGCAGATTGGTTTGAGCATTACTCCATAGAAGAACGAATATCTATTGATAAGGAGACAAAAAATGAATATTTGGAAGTTTATTATAAGTATAAAGACAAAGAGTGTAAGTTGGAAGATTGCCGTAGATACGCAACTGTTGACTTGGCTACATCAACTAGAGAGAGTGCTGACTTCACGGTCATTACATCGGTGGCAATCACACCTGAAGGCAAGATTCTTATTCTCGACATTGACAGACGAAGATTGGAAGCACCTGATTTATTGCCATTACTACAAAGAAAAGTTCAGCAGTTTGACCTTGCTTATGTCGGAATTGAGAGAGCAGGTTATCAGTTGGCGTTTATTCAAATGGCTAAGAGAGAAGGACTAATAGTTAAGTCATTAAAAGCTGACAGAGATAAGATTAGCCGTGCATATCCGTTAATCGCTCGTATGGAGTCAGGCGATATATTCTTCCCTAAGAACTCTGCTTGGTTTGGAGATGTACAAACAGAACTGTTAAGATTCCCTGAAGCAGAACACGATGATATTGTTGATAGCCTTGCCTATGCCGTGATAGAATCTAAAGTGCGTAAAAGTATAAAAGTTTTCTAATATAATGTAAGATTAGAGCAGAGTGTAGTAGTGCCGATAAGGGTTGCGTCCATTACTGCACAAAGCTCTTAAGGAGAGAAATTGGCAGAGAGAAGAAGTTTCAGAGAAGTTGTCTTTGGAAATACAGAACAAAAAAGAAGTACAGGTTTTAACTTTTTCAGACAAGGTGTAGACCCATACAACAGTTCCTTTATACAAGGTTATCAGACATCAGCAGGACAATTTAGTGTTGAAGGTTTAGGTAATGGTGCGTCAAACTCAGCAGTAGTATCTTGCTTACAGGTACTTGGAACATCATTTGCAGAAGCACAATTAAAAATTTATCAATTAAATGAAGTAGGAGAATATGACATTGTGCCTAATCATCAACTTACAATGTTGTTCAAAAGACCTAATCCATATATGTCAGGAGATGTCGTACAAAACTATTTAGTACAATCAATGCACATCTCAGGAGACGCTTATTTACTTAAACAAAAGAATGAAGCAGGACAATTAGTTTCTTTATATCCTTTAATGCCTGAGAATGTAACTCCAAAAGGAAGTGATGAGACTTTAATTGAATACTATGAATATCAAGTTAAGAATCAAAAGATTAACTTAGATAGAGATATGGTTGCTCACTTTAGGCTTGGACTTGACCCTGAAAACCATAGACAAGGTTTCTCTCCTGTAAAAACATTACTTAGAGAGATTTATGGAGATGAGAGTGCAGGACAAATGGCAACATCAATCTTAGCTAATATGGGTGTGCCTAGCTTTATGATTACACCTAAAGATGAATATGGTTTAACAGAAGAAGAAGGAGAATCAATCTCTAAAGCATTCCAAAGACGAGTTGGTGGACAGAATCGTGGTAAGCCATTGGTTTTATCAGGTGGAGTAAATGTAGAGAGACTTGCCTTTAGTCCTAAAGATTTAGAGATAGGAGACTTAAGAGAATCCTTTGAAGCTAGAGTATCTGCAGTAATTGGAGTCCCAAGCATTCTCGCCGGCATGGAAGTGGGCTTGAAATATGCGACATACTCGAACGCTAAGACTTTGCGAGAGTTCTTTACAGAACAAAAGCTCATTCCTTTATGGGATATGGTCGCACAAGAGATAACACATCAAATACTTAAAGTTGATTACCCTGATTCAAATAACTTAGAAGCTAGATATGACTATACAGATGTAAGAGCCTTGCAAACAGATACTAATGAGATTTACGAGAGAATGAACTTAGCAGTACAAGGTGGTTGGGTTACAGTAGCAGAAGCAAGACAGAGCGTTGGATTACCTACTACAACAGAACAAGATGTCTATTTACTTCCTGCTGAGAAGGTATCTGTACCTGCCAATATGCTTAGAGACTATCAACCTGCAACAATACAACAGGAAGAACAATCTGATGAAGTACCTGAAGCTATCTCAGAAGCAGGATTTGGTGGTGCAGAGTTCAAAGTGGTACAAGAGATAGACGGAGAATACTGCGTTATTACAGAGACAGGTAGGAATATGGGTTGCTATCCAACAAGAGAACTCGCAGATATAAGACTTAGACAAATAGAGAGATTTGCTGATGAGCC